GATTCACAATCGAATTCAATAAATTCTGGGATACCTGGCCACGAATCGAAAACTATTTCTTTTGCTAATGGATGTGACCATTTTTCGCGTGCAGTTTCCTGGAATGATTTAAGCTCCAGTCCTGATTTTTTTAGAAACTCGAGACCTTTTTCGTACGGTTCGTTAATGTTCAATTCGTATTCCTGAGGAAATTTGCTCTGGTTGAATATTTTACAAGTTAACGTCGTTTTGTTTTCATCTTCTTTGCGCAAGCGAACGAACCCGTCTACTGCAGGATTGGGATGTTTGAAGACATGTCTATACATTTTATGCTTTGGGTGAATTTGTTTCCCGTTGTTCTGTTGCAATATATGTTTGAACTTTTCTGCATCGAGATCGATAACTTTTATTTCGAATTCTTTACCCATATACTAAAGGGTTAGATTTTTTTATGGGAGAAAATATATATAGGTTAGTGTATATTACAAAAATTGACACTTTAAAATCGTACATTAATAACTAGTAAAACGAAGTAAAAATGGCAATAATTTTGATTGGAGCTATAGTAGTATCAGTGCTGTTATTTGTTTCGTTGGTTTGCGAGGAGAGGCAACGTCAGTTACGAAATAGAAGGTGAATATCGCTATTGAAAATTAATACGAATATACTATAGATAATTCAGAATACATGTTCTTCAATACTAACTTCTAGACGGGTTTATTACTTTTTATAGTGCTCATACGATCTTTCCTCAGGTGTCCATAATTATATTTGTCCAAAATATAATACCTGTATATAGTAAGTTTAGGATTATGAGCAAAAAAGGTGATTCTGTTCTGGGGGGTCCATTTATGGAGACCCAAAAGAAAAATCGCAAGACAAAGAAGCCGTCAGAAAAAGAATTGTTACTGGATTATAACTACGAAAAAAAACAGAGTGAGAGTGACGGGTCTTTATTAAATCAGTCATACAATATGATGCAATACCTGTCTGCCAATGAAATACAGTCTTTGGAAGAAAAGTTTACAAAACCTAAAAACGGTATACAGACTGATTATTATAACATGTTGAGTGAAAAATCGAAGAAAATTGTCGTGGCAACTGGGCCTGCTGGAACCGGAAAAACAATGTTTGCAACCGAGACGGCTGTAAAGTATTTTTTGATGGGTACTTATGAAAAACTCGTTTTTACACGACCTTCGGTATCAGTCGATGAAGATCTTGGCTACTTACCTGGAACCCTTGAGGAAAAAATGGCACCATGGGTCCGACCGATATATGACATTTTATATATGTTTCTTACACCTAAAGAAGTATCTATTTTAATGGAAGAGAAAACGATTGAAATAGCTCCGTTGGGGTACATGCGAGGAAGAACATTCAAAAACTGCTGGATTGTAGCAGATGAAATGCAAAACTCGACTGTTTCGCAAATGAAAATGTTAATGACCCGTTTAGGTGATAATAGTAGGCTAGTCATAACGGGAGATTTAGATCAACACGACAGAGAAAACGAACAAAATGGTTTAGAAGATTTCTTACACAAGTTCAAGGGAAAACGGTCGGCTAGTATTAGTAGTGTTGAATTCGAGCATTCTGACATTCAACGTGAGGATGTAGTGAAAGAAGTGCTGGAAATCTACAGTGGTGATATCCCATCTATTTACAATCAAAGTCAGGACGGAGATGACAACGACAATAATTCTATGTAATGGAAAAGTATCAAATGGATTTACAGTTTAAATACTCCTGTAAAGTAAGCCCAAAAGAATATACCTACGAAACATTTGGAGAAGAGATCCAATACGTTGTATCCGACATTTCTCGTGACAGTTTCAGTTTGATAGAAGACGCCGTAAAACGCCCAAAGTATCACGAAACTCCAGAAAAGTATTTTGTTATCTCTGTTATTTGATTGGCTCATGAATTGTTGATATATATATCCGTACAGTGCAATGAAGAAGACAAACCCGCTAATGTTGGCTTTTGTTCTATCCATAAACCCGAGTTCTCCTAAGTATCCTGCACCCAACATTCCATAATTAAGAGCTAATATGATGAGGTATGAAAAAAAATTCATTGCACCTGCTTTATTATTGTACAAAATAGCCAATACCAATACCAACAACATGATGGGGGTGGTGATGGCCCAGTCTGTGTATCTGGTGATATTTATTTTCTCAAAACTACGATCTTCTGTTTTTATATCTTCTACGAAATTCGCGTAAAAGAAGGTAGCCACAACCGAAATGCATGTTTCCAAGTTCAAAATATTACGCACTTTTGCGTCTTTGGTGCGAAGTGCTTCGATGAAAGTGATGGTAGCGGTGGTCATAAGGAACGCGTAGGTAATATAAAACGTAGTATTGACTAAATCATATTTCTTAGTCATAGTGGCTTCGAGATCTTGACGTGCTAATTGTAATTTATTCATTTATACAATAAAAAGAGAAGAAAATATAATGAAATAGTGTCATTATGATCAATACTATATAATGTTGGTCATAATTGAAATAAATTTGCTATATTAAATGTCTAAGCTGATGGTATTTTTATTGGATCTAGGTTTGCGTTTGGATTTTTTTGGAACTGTTCCTTCACTTTGAAGTTCTTTCAATTCGCTGATGCTAATAGTGCTTCCATTTTCCTCTTTCTCCATGACAGGAATATTCGCCTCGCTAGTAGACTTGGGCTTTAGTCCGGATAGAATGTCAGATATATCGCTGGGTCCTTTCATTTCGGGGCGTACAGCGGGAATTTTTACAGACTTGGATTCATTTCTTGATTTATCCAAGACATCGGCAGACTCCGCGTTGTTCGAAATATCAACACCTCCTCTACTAGCATTCAAGTCTGGACGTCTATTTATAAATTCAGTCTCTTCTACTCTTCTCCTAGATTGAAGTTTCTTCTCCTGGGTCTCAATTGGTGGAGGTGGGGCTCCACGATTGGATACAGCAGGTTCGGGGTTCATCACATTGTTCATGAACCCGGAAAATCCTGGATTAGATTTTCCCATGCTATCGACCGCTGCTTTATTAAATTGCTGCATAAGATCGGGATTTTGTCTCATAATGTCGTCCATTCCAGGCATAGCGCTCTTGAACATAGTGTTACTCATATGCACCATCATTCCAGAAGCAGATAGTTGGAAAATCAATTTGATTTCAGGAGACATTTTGGCACTCGATTTGTATTTATCGTGTAGCTCTGCAAAAATCTCATCGTAGTCATCAATATTCTCATTGAATTGCTCGCTCCAGCCATCTAACTTAAAGTCAAATGGATCGAAACGTCCATTTAAAAACTCAATACCATTAATCAGGGCAGACAACATATTTCCCTGGAATTTGACAGAATTCTTTCTTTCCTTCTCCGCCATAATCATCTCGTATTCGCCCATCATTTCCATCAAATTAGAGTCGATACTGTATTTCTTCGAAAGCTCCACACCTTTCTTTTCCAACATTTCTAGCTTGCGGAGGTAACTAAATTTTTCGCGCAAGGTTTCCTCCTTACTCATAGCTGGTTGTGCAGAAACTTGCTTGTCTGGATTCAACGGGATGTCGTTAAATTTACCAAACCCGTCCCAAGTTTTTTCTTCACCGAATTTTCTTGATGTTTCCTCACCTAAATCAACGGTTTCCAATTGAGGTGTAGGTAGACTAAATTCAACGGATGGTCTCGAATCCATAACAGGAAGGGAGCTCAAATCGATTGTCTCGGTTAAATCATTCAATTCTTTTTCTAAGTCTACAATATCATTATCATTGGAAACTTCATGAGAGGGAGAAGTGGATTTTGATTTTCTTTCGTTCATTAATAGTTCGATACCTGGACCAAAATTGGTCGACTTTAAATCACTATCTTTACTCATTCCTAATTCATTTGAGCCTAAATCACTGATATCAATAATCTCTGGATCTGCCATTATGATGTAAGTAGAACAAATAATTTTAAGTATTACGCAACATAATATATATAATTTGTATTGCGTAAAGGGAGTATCACGTTTAAAGTAAGGGACACGAAACAGTTTTCAACTTAGTATCTTTTCATTAATAAACCATACACCTTGAAGGTAACTATCGGCTAAATCATCCTTTTTGTTACTTTTTTTGAATACATCTTGAAACGATTGGCTTTGATTGTTTACTAACTGTTCCTGAGTAATTTCTATGGATTTCTTTTTCCTATCTTTGTAGGTTAAATTTTGACATCCTTCGAAATTCTTCAATTTGTTTATTGATGAAACAAATGCTATTTCACATAGAGAGGTCATGATAAAATATTGCGCTAGCATACCTTGAACAGTTTTCATTTTATTGGCAATCGGACTGATTTGATTTTCGATAATTACATGATCAATATTTAAATGTTTGTACTTTTCGTTGAAAATATTGGCTATATTTCTTCCGATAGTGACCATGTGCATATCATCTATTTTCACAGTTGTAATCACTTCGAAGTATTTCCCTTTAATGCTTTCCTCGAACAATTCTAGTAGTTTTGATTTTGTAACTTTTTCCTCGTGTTCTATGTTGTAATTTTTAGCCAATGAATATAATTCAGATATACGTTTTTTCTTTAAATTCTTCATGTTCATTTCAGCTGTGGGTACGAAAAATTCACTAGTGTTTGCATGAGTTTTACAACAATACATATCGCCCTTTATATATTTTGCTCGCTTTCCACAAATCTCTCCTTTCTTGTTTGTAGACCCACATAGCTTTACCTCGTTCTTACACAGATCGTGTACATTCCAGTCAATTATCTCATATTTTTTATTATCCAAATCCACTTGAAGACAACAAACTGCTAAATTTTTAATACCTACATCTATACTCAAGACAATCATCTTACTTATAATTGGCAATATAATATTTTTGTTGACTACTCCGCACACTTGTCATAAAATATCTTATGATTTATCGGTTTGATTATCAATATACATTTCGTTATATACAATATGAGCTACAATCGTGGACTCCATTAAACTGTATTCAAGATGAGATAATGTTTCGAAGTTATCTATCATATAGTATCCTGGGATGGATAATATGAATATAGACAGGATCATAGGTATTTTGTATTTTTGTACGAGAGGCCAACATTTTTTATAATGAAGAGGAACATGTCGAAATATCATATAGAGAGAAAACATGTTCATTCCCAATAAAGGTGACATCATAATCAGTAATGTACTCAATAATTCTCGCCGAATAGGATTGTTGTTGTGTGATACACTCGGCATATCATGGCGAAAATGAATTATAGCAGACAATAAAAAAACAACGTCCAGTAATCGGACATGGTTATCATAATTCATAAGAATATCCGAAATGGGAATAAGACTAAAAGAGGATGTATATATTTGAGATAAAGGTATCATATTTTTGTATTCAACGGCGTGGAATAAATCCGTAATTCCATGTGGGGCCACTATGAGACCGTTTGCCAATGAAAATGGCCGAAATGGAACCTTCATTTATTGTATGTCTATATATTAAATCTACTGATTGACATTTTTTTTATATTATCAAATTATATAATATTTAATAATATTATATCATTATGATACTTATTAATTCTATTTATGATGTTATATCCCTGTTCACCCATTTTATTGCCGTAGATGTTATCTACAAAGGTATAAGTGGTCAAATAATATATCCTATAAGTTTGCTCGGTACCCTTCTTATCGAGAGACTATTTAAATTTATAACAACTAGTTCGACGTTTATTCCATTTAAACGACCAGATGATGCGTGTAATTGTAGTATTATGAATACCGGTGGACTAGTGGAATCCGACTCCGGTTTTCCATCGGGCCATGTTGCTAGCACAAGTGTTTATATGTCACTTTTGTATTATCATTCGGGTGAAAATAATGCAATAATATTTGGTATGTATCATATTCCCACCATATTAATGGGTCTCGCACGATACATGAAAAAATGTCACAACATTTTGCAAATAGTAGTTGGTTTAGGACTCGGTATTTTTATAGCGAAAATCATGTATTACCATGTGAAACTATGGCGTTTCAAAAAGATATGGACACCGTTGACTAAATATCAAAACATTAAATCGACAAAAGATATAAACAAATGATACCATAAAAAGTAATGAGTACTAAATTGTACATAATTGCATATACAGCTGGTGTGCTAGGCTTCATTACATCGATACCTCAACTAGTACAAATTATACGCACGGAAAAGGTTCGAGATTTGAACCCACTCTTTTTCATTTTACATTTACAAAGTGATGTATTATATTTAGTATATGGAACACTCACAAATGATAAGTTATTGGTCTACTCGCTTTCTATGCCTATTGTCTGTAATCTTCTTATATTCGTTTTGTATTTTGTATACAAGAAAAACGAATCAGCAGATTATGTAGCTCAAACACATGATCAAATACAGAATGAAAGTGAAGAGGGAAGAGAAGACAATACAGAAAATGTAAACTCTATAGAGATTATTGACCAATAAGTCTCATTTCGTTTTCAACAAAATGATAAATCAACGAATTCAAAATTTGAAAAAGCACATACGTAATCTCATCCAATGATATTATTTTGTATCGTAGAATGATGTTAGTAAAAAACAAATATTCAAATGTCAAAACGAGCGCCGCTAACGCAGAATTATAAGCGGTTGCTTCAATCACAATTTTGCGTACATTACTCCAGTTAATAAATGATGCTTGATCTTGATCATGATCATTAGTATCTATGGGTATGATATCAGTAATATTCGTATCATTTGTCTCGTATGACTCTTCTAGACTATCTAATCGATTTCTATTTCTCAAAGGTTCATCTTCTAAATTCGTCATTTCAATAGATGCGCTGTCATCTTCATCATTAGTATAATGGTTTCTTCTCGTTTCTTGTAGGAATAACATGTATCGAATAGAATATTCAGAACAGAATACAATGATAGAAAATGACATCAAATATGTCCAGTAAACGAGAGACAGATCATATAATTCTTTATTGTATCGGTTTCTTTCATAAGTGGCTTGTTGTGCACTATTTCGAAGGTGAATGGAGTAATTCGATTCTACGTTTGTGTCGAATTCAAATATTTGTGATGAATTAAAAGGATTGATAATATGAATTATAGGGGCGTTATTTTCCTCATCATCTACAGAATTATAACTTCCCGCGTGTTCAATAGCATTTTTGAATACGTATGTTTCCATAGGACCTATGTAATTAAAATAAAATATAATTTCTATCAATGCTAAACCGGATAAATGAAAAAATAAAGAATACATAGTTATATACACTGTATATTAATAATATATATGTTCCTACTTAATTTGATATAAAATAATTAAAAATTAATAATTATTTTATTTCATTTCACCGTTACATTCTGTGCAACTCACCAATAACTGAGATAAACTTGTCATGTAATTCATACTGAACACCAATAATTGTCACGTTGATTGTGTCTTTTTCTTTCAAGTTGTTAAAATAATTACTGTTATTGTGATGATCTCTGGCTATGAAAATAACAAGCGGAGATTTGTCGAAATTTATTAACTCCGCGCGAATACCTGCCTTTGTAATGTTTAGAACGGATGCCTCGACGATCATGCCTTCAACTGGATTACATGCTAACGCTTGATATGTAACATAAAATTCCGCACTTTTACCGTATACGTTTGTTGACGAAATGGAGATGATATTTACACTACCTTCTTTTATAAAACCATGCTTATTGCACTTTTCTTCGAGTTTCTTCTGCAGTAATGATTTTAGTTTGATTTGATAGTTTTTATCTAATTGATTGACTGGTAAGACAACCTTCTCAGTATCAATCACCGGACAAAATATATTTTTCTGTCTGTTCATTTTTTTTTTGGTAATATCCAAATAGGTTTGCTTCAAAAGCTCCAATTGTTTTTCTTTCTCTTCGTCGACCGGTTGCTCTTGCTTTTCTTCGCCAACACCAGGAAGGTCAGTTTGAAGGATATCGTCTTCTGGTGGGGTGTCGGATGGCGTTTGAGGTACAAATTCACTATCCTTTAATTCTGTCATTGGTGAGGTATCAGGGGTCTGCGGTTGATAACCTGTTTTTTCCATCTCGGTTGGTGTCATGTATTGATTACTTGACGAAGATGCTAGAGAATCACCTTGGACCTTTTTTATATTCATTTTTGCGGTTTCTAGAGGGTTATGTTTCGATGTATCACTTTCGGGATAGGGTTCCGTTGGTGGTGGAGGAGCGGTTCCTGTAGAACTATCTGTATCTATTTTCATATATGTTTTCTCTGGGTTAATATTAGTTTTCTCTTGATCCGTTTCCAACATTATATATTATATGTATAAAATGTTTAATTCAAAATCAATTTTAAACATTATTATATCTTAAAAATATTCAAGTGTTGAATTATACCCGAATGGATGGTATCTACAAAATAAATTTTATTTTCACTTTCATATTGCATAAAGCGAAGTTTGTATTCAATCAATCTACATAACCCAGCAACCTTGTATTTCGAATTACTAACTAAAGCATCTATTTTTTCCTTATCTCCAAATAAATCGTACAATATTTCTTTAATTGACGCTTTCTTAGCATTTGCACATCGAAACCCAGTATTATGCACGTCCTTGTTAGTTGTGTCTTTGATTTTGAAAATAGAAGTATCCGAATTGTAAAGTTTCAATCCAATATTATGATAAAAATTATGTGGTTTTTTATATTTTTCTACCATCTTTTCCATGATAGGTTTAAAGAGACTTATGAACGCATCTGTTCCTTCTATCCATTTATCGTCATTATATGAAGTTATAAATAGTTTTTTATTATATCCCAGTACAAAAATTTTCATATCAAACTCGTTTGTTATTGTATTTTCTTCAATATATCTACGAAACACATTCACTACTTCCATACTACTAATCTCATTTTCATATAAATTTGCAAACTCATTTACTGTATTTTCATCAAGGCCCAATATAAGATTCATTATTTGCATCTTATAATTATATGGAAGTTGATCAAATACCATTTCTACAGAAATAGTGACATAATCATTCAAAGTCATTGACGTTTTATCTCCACCAATAATAGATATTTCCTCAATGCGCTCATCCTTTACGGTTTTCTTCTTGTTTTTCATCCTCGTGCATTTACCATCTTGACAATTTTTGTTCTTGCATTCTTCATTTGTCTCACATTCATCACCCAAACGCTTCAAGCCAATCGCATTGACGACATTTTTTATCTCCAATATGTTGTCACCGTCAATTATATCTTCTTCGTTTGCCATTTTTACTAGTGGTTGATCTTGCATAATTTTTTTCATTGCTATCACTAAATCAACTACGTTTCTGATAAAGCTCTTTTCCATGGCATACTCGTCTCTTTCTTCGCTATTTGATTTATTTTTATCATCATTATCTTCATTACCTTGATCTTCTTTAAATTTGATCAACAATTTCTCATTTTTGTAATCGACGGGTTTGCTTCGATCTTCTAGTGATATGGACGTATTTGCAATTTCGCCTGGTTGAAACAAATACATATCGTTTATTTTAATGATTTTTCCCTGGCGTTGGTATCTATCAAATACAACCATTAATTTGTTTGATACTAAATCGTTCAAGGCTGTATCAATAATACGTATAGAATAAGGTTTATTGTAGCATATTCTATTAATGATATCATATTTGGTATACACGTATTTCTCCTTGAATAAATCCTTAATTTTCATCACCACATTGTTTGTGTTCAATGCGATATGATGACTATTGTACGTAGTCATATCCGTATCATCGTTGAAATCAAGTTTTTGAAACTGTTTATCGTACATCATGCACTTGTATGTGCATGATTCCATATAATCACAACTTGAAGAAAAAGGTTTTTGTCGTATATCAAATGAAATTCTTTCTTTATTCGAAAGCAATTGGGGTATATGTGTAACATCATTTTTGAAATAGCGTACATCTTCTTTTTTTGTTAATAGACAATCTATTGCAGTCTCCTTAAGAACACGTGATACCTTTCCTATATTAATTGATTTTGCCTCGGCATGTCTGTATATATATAAATCAATACTTTCCACACCGCCTTTCATAAGAGTTCCGTATAAATATATTGAACAATTTCGTTTTTCGGGCGGAAGTAATATATGGCTTCTATTACGAATTGCACGCCCAATCACTTGCTCGATTCTGTTCATGTTGTACCATGGCTCTAAGATATGAACATTTCTAATATATTTTAAGTCTATTCCCTCCGATCCGGCTCTGGAAATGATAATTACCTTTATTTTATCTCCATTCATATTATTTTGATGAACACACGCTTCTATTTCTGCCTTGTTACTTGGAGAGTAGAGAGAATTTCCTGTAATCATAGCATACTTTAATTGCGCATTTTTCTTATTCGAAAGTAAATTGGCAGTTCCATGACGAGCATATCCCATTTCTTCCAATGCTAGGGCCACAGGTAAAACACCAGAATATATTTTTTCGGAATAGATTAACGTAACGCCTTCTGAAGTACTCACGGCATCACATATGTTTTTTATCTTCGTGCTATATTTTATGATCTCAGATGGAGAAAAGATGCGCTTATATTTATCAACATACTCCTTATCGTAGACAAAAGGCAAAGACTGGACACTCTGAAATATACGTTCTAAACCGTCTTTTCCAAGTCCGTTGACAATATCATTTTTATGGGCTTTTATGGTTTTATCTGTTTGGATATCGTCAAATAGTTCGTTGGGATAACAAATATTCAAAATATTGAGTGGAATTTGAAATTTCTGATATCCTATTTTTTCCCCATCCTCGTTCAATTTGGACAAGTTTAACGATTGCATGAAATATTCATACACACTTGTTTGGTATTCGCTCAATTGTACAGTATACAAATCAATATGTTTCATAGGGACCACTATATCAGAACCATCAAATTGTATTGTAGGATACGATGACTTCAATAAAGATTGCTTTGCATCAAACTGTGATGGGAATATTCGGAATGGGAAATTAATGGGGTCCTCTCCCTGAACAAATGATACATATCCCGATATCTTTCTGACAAATTTTTTCAACCCTATTTCTTCACCAGAATCGTCTACGACAAAATTCCCATTCGAATCAAATACTTCTTTTATGGCAACTATGGGACGATTGTCGTTCAAATTCATGAGGTTCGTTAACCATACGATTTCTTTATAATCATTAAACATAGGAGTAGCCGACAGAAGCAGTAATTGAACATTTCTCGTATTTTTCACGAGGGTCACCAAACTTTCAGCTATACGCTTGTTTTTACTATCTTCACTCACGCGTATATTGTGAATTTCATCAATTATGATTAAATTATCATTAAACGAACCAATATTATCTTTTTTCATCGCTTCAGTAATCATATTCGAAAACTTTGTGTATCCTACAAAATCAAACCATTCGCTGATAAAAGCCTGTATTTTTATGACAAGTCGTTGCTTGTCAATGGTATCATTTGTAGGATGGACCATCTCAAGTATTTCCTTACCCACACATGTAATAAGACGCCATTCGTCATCAGATCCCTTCAAATCTTTTTCACTAAATAGTTCCTTTTTAAAATTATCTTGTACGTTAGGGCTGGCTACTACTGCTATCTTATGATGTACGTTGGTATCTCGCATGTATCTAATTTTTTCTATAGCAACCGCAATAGAAGTACATGTCTTACCTGTACCTAACCCGTGATAAAGCAACAGATTGTTATATGGTGTATTTAAAGAGAGAAAATTCCTGACAAATAGTTGATGCGAGTTTAAAGAAAAAGTAGTCGTTTCTCGATCTTTATCATATTCTAACAATTCCTCGAGAGACAATTTCGACGGTTCGTATATTTCTTGAAACTCTGATTTGCCAGCAATTTTCAGATTGAAATTAGGGTCTGTATATATGGGATAGGAAGAACCAGGCACTTGACTTGTCGCATTTAACTCTTCTTTCAAATCTAAGTAATTGTTTGATTCCATTTATATATTATATATATAATCAAATAATTTTTATATTATGAACTTCAAATTAATATCATATTCATTTCAAAAAGTTGGCACACTTGTATAAAGAAATGGTCTTGTGAATGTTATTGATAAGTCTGATTTTCTCGTAGTTATATGGTCGTATGACTGTATTGCAATCTTCAACAGAATACCACTCCATTTTTGATACTTCAGAACGTTGGAAGTTATGAAGGAGCTCGTTATCATCATTGTCCGTGTATGCTAAATAATATTTTTGCTTGTATGACTTTAAATTGGAACCAATAAATAATTCCTCATATGGACTAATATTTTCAATCAAATGAATGTCCGACAAAGCGAACCCTGTTTCTTCGTGGAACTCGCGTAGTCCACAGTCTAGATCCTTCTCTCCACTATTTCTGCGCCCTTTCGGAAATCCCCATTCGGGCTCATTCCACATGGTGTTACTATGTTCAATTAAATCTTGTGTCATGTTATCATGATACTTTCCGCGTATATATTCTTTTTCGTTTAATGTCATCTCGTCGATCACGTTCTTCAAAAAGGTCCGATTGTAATTTTTGGAACGATTCTTAACATAGTCACAGTATCCGAAAGTTTCTTTTCTTCTAATCATCAAGTATTCGACCCTACCATTTACGAAACGGAACAATACGATACCTACACTTATAATAGGTAAAACACATTCGTGTTGTGTGTGACCATGTTTTCCACAATTATTGCAATATTTAGATAAATTAAATATATTTTTTTTCATAGTATATATCGGTTATTATTCATACACGAGAAATTCTTAATACCTATTTCAATATATTTAACTTTAGCACATATTATAAAACAATAATTTTCGTTTCGTATCCTTTCATATAATATATATAAATAGTATGAAGTTGAAATCACATATATGGGGACCCCATTTTTGGTTCGTCCTCACTACTATTGCTATATCATATCCAATCAAACCAAACAACATCACCAAAAAAAAATATTACGAATTCATACAAAATTTACCTCTCTTTATTCCGGATGAACGAATTGGAAACAAATTCTCCAAATTGTTGGATAAGTATCCCGTCACTCCCTATTTAGATTCCCGGGAAATGTTCACAAGATGGATTCATTTCATTCACAATAGAATAAATGTGATTTTGGGTAAAAAGAAATTATCGTTGTCAGATGCAATGAGTAATTATTATGATCAATATAAAGAAAAGGAAGAAATTGAAAGTCACTTCTCTCGTTGGAAAAAAGTTTACACATATGCGCTGACGATTGTATTTATTTTGATTTTATGCTATTTCATGTATTAAATTTTATACACATAAATTTCGGATTCGCCCCAGGAGCATGTTATTTTGTAAAACGATTTATACTTGTCATCTAGCCGATGAAGTTGTTTTGTTACAATAATTAATGAACCTCCATTTACTTCATCCAATATTTTATTGCTCAACCGTTTGTTGGTCCCATCGCCAAAACATAAGTTATTTAGGAGTACCACACAAGGTGATTTTAAGTGTACATCGAATAAATTTTTGTTGTAAAAGTATACATTTGGATGTGAATTATGTTGTACAGCGTATATATGTCTTTCTTTTACTAATTCAATTCCATAACAACCCATAAAATATTTGTGAAATTCAGAACAGATTTTACCATATCCAGAACCGAGGTCATAAAATAAAACGTTATTCAAATCATTCGTGTGGTCCTTGATAACATGGATGAGTTTCTCTTTGTCAACAATTTCCCCATACAACGTTTCAAAATAACTCATTTATGTATATTTACGGAACATTTTATTTTGCATACATATATACAACGATGAAAGGTGGTAAAGCAATAGCATCGGGAGGTTACGGATGTGTTTTTAGTCCTGCGTTAAAATGCAAAACAGGAAATCGATATGATGGTATTAGTAAATTATTAAAAAATCACGCAGCAAAGGATGAATTTGATGAAACGAAAGATATTTTACCTATTTTGAAAAAAATTTCTCATTTTAAAAATTACATATTGCTCCCAGAAAGTATATGTAAGCCATCCGAATTAGAACAAAGTGATTTGGAACAGTTCGATGACAAGTGTTCTAAATTTGATAGTGCAAAATCAAATATAGATAAATACACTATTTTGAATATGTCATATGGAGGGTCCGATCTCGAAATGTATTTTAAATCTAACAAATTGGGATCCAATTTTTCCACTATAAATAACAACCTGATTAAACTAATCAAGAATGCGGTGCAGGTATTTAACAAACATAATTTGGTTCACGCAGATATAAAGGGTAAAAATATTTTGGTTGACAATGACTTAACATGTAGAATTATTGATTGGGGGTTGGCATTTAGGTATTCATCTAGTTCAACCAAGAAGATTGACACAGAATGTGAGTGGAGACCGGTTCAATTCAATATACCTTCTTCTAATATTCTTTTTTCTTCATTCTACATAAATAAACTCACGATTCATTTTGCTGGTCGAGACAAAAAGAAGTCGCTGACCGTGGAAGAAGTATCAAATGTAATTCAAGATAATTTTGAAACTTATAAATTGCAGTATGGAAATGGACATATTGAATATACACTTTTCATGTTTGAGGTAATTTTGAAAAACTTAAATATGGGTATTTCTCCAAAGAAAGCCTTTTTTGATTATATAGCAAAAAGTGTCGTGAAATTCTATGATGAAGTTGGATATTTCAATCATTACAAATATTTTTATGAAGTGTATGCTCAAAATTGTGACGTTTGGGGAATATTAACCTGTTACTTTAACTTGTTAGAACTTACACGATCGCGTTTTGAATTTAAGAACGGTAATTCCGACGCTATCGCCAATTTCAGAAAAGAAGTATCAACTATATTATACAAATATATGATCGATCATGCTGACAAAGTTATTAGTTTGAAACATCTAATGTATGATTTAAAGTCACTCAACAACTATTTTGACACCCCTGTTGTGAAAACCGGCTCAACTATCCAACATAAATCCTCTTTGAAAGCACTTCACTCAAAAACACCATTAATGGAGACTAATCCCCCATCCATGAAAGAAATACAGCACCGCATTGACCATATAAAAAGTTTGTCAAAAAGTAACAAACATATGAAAACCTTGAACAAACGAGCAAAAAGATGTCATAATGGTACCAGAAGAAATAAAAAAACTGGAAATTGTGAGAGTTCTTTTAACCGTATGAAAACCATGAACAAGCGTAAAAGATGTCAGAATGGTACCAGAAGGAACAAAAAAACCGGAAATTGTGAAAAAAAATTGGTTGTTTAGCAATTGAAAAAATAAATAAAATAAATGAATAATCTAATAGAATGAGAATTGAGTTATGGGTATTTGTCATCACATCATTTTTTATATATAACGCATATTATGACAATTATTTATTAAAAATGTACAGTGCCAATAAAAAATATGTTCAAATGGCTTTTTACGGGTTTCTAGGTCTCACTATATACTTACTATTCAAACGAAATCCACATCAATCAAAGGAACTAGTCACACAAGCACATACTTTTCTAAAATATTTACCGATTGATAGAACCGCTTTGCATTTAGTAAACCCAATATTATCATCATGTGATAATGAAAATATACACAGTGTTCATAAAATCACATCTTCAGGAAAGCAAAGCAACAAACGTTCTGTTAGTGAAACCAAAAAGAAATGGGTAGCTTCCCAACAAAGTTGGAAATGTGGTGAATGTAAAGAACAATTACCTGCATGGTTTGAAGTAGATCATATCATACGTTTAGCAGATGGAGGTTCGAATGATGTGGAAAATTTGGTTGCCTATTGTCGGACTTGTCACGGAAAAAAGACGATGATGGAAAATTTGTAAATGAACGTTTCCATTTTGTTTTATATTAATGTTTTCATATAAAATGAAAAAAGTTTTCGTATTATATTATATAAGGATGGATCTCACATTAATCATTATTTTTATTCTGGTAGTTATAATCTTATATTTTGTATTCAATAAAGTTACCAGTGGAGATGGAATCACTGGACTACTCGATGCTACGAAGAAAGTCTTTATTCCCAATAAAGATATGGGCATTGCTATTGATGACAAAAAGATTACTGATTACTCTTTTTCAATTTGGACGTACTTGAATAATTGGAGCTACAACTACGGTCAACAAAAGACTATATTCAAGAAGGAAGGTTTAGAGGTATTTTATGCACCAACTCAAAATGACCTTGTGGTGAAAATAGATACTTTTGATCCCGCTGATTCACAAATGAACACAGTTGAATTCGAGTGCGCAGTATCAAATATTCCTATTCAAAAATGGATACACACCGTTGTGAGCATTCATGGAAAAACAATCGACATATATATCAACGGAAAACTTGTAAAAACTTGTGTAATGCAGAATGTACCCAAATACAACCAAGGTACTGGTGTGGAGATGACAAGTAACGGAGGATTTGCAGGTTATACATCCAAATTTAAATACGTGAATAACGTTGTAGACCCTCAAACTGTATGGAGTATGTACAAAAAAGGATGGAGCGAGTCCAATATATTGAGCCCGACAAGCTATGATGTCGACCTCGTAGTGAGTAAAAATGGGGAAGTTGTATTTTAATGCATTAAGACAAAAGTGCCTGATTTATTTGAATTATATCGATACACACCTATTCTATTTTTCTCTCCGTTTATTATAATGGAAGCAACAAATGTATATGGGATTAAGAAAAGTATGTCACAACAGGCTAGTGAATTTGTTAATTCGAATGATATGGTCACAAATGTAGTATTTATATTAATATTATTGGTTGTGGGTGTATTACTTTTTAATTATATTATTTCACTTGTGTTGTTCTTTAAGTATCCGAGTAATTCTCCTCATTTAATAGATGGTATGGTGGACACGAAAGATGCTGAGATGAAGATCACTCAAAATCCACATGATTCAAGTGCAAAAACAATTCTTATTTCCGAAAACGAAGATAAAGGTCTCGAATTCTCTTGGTCATTTTGGATTTATCTTGAAGATTTAGATTATCGTCGGGGTGAGCTAAAAAACGTTTTTGTAAAGGGTGATAACTTATATCAAGCTCAGAAAGATGAGGATGGAGTACCTGTGGAGATAGATGATATAAACAACATCATCAATAGTCCGGGTGTATATTTAACACCATATGATAACAAAATGATGTTTGTGTTTAATACATACGATAAAGTTATCGAGAAATTTGAAGTAGACAATATTCCTATGAAAAAATGGGTGAATGTTATCATCAAATGTGAGAACAAAACAATCGATATTTTTATGAACACCGCATTTGTTAAACGCTACAAACTAAGCAGTCTTCCTCGACAAAATTATAATAATGTTTACATTGGTAAAAATAAAGGATTTGCTGGATATGTTTCTAATCTTTGGTATTTCAACTATGGTCTTGGTACCAGAGAAATAGGTAACATCTATAGAGATGGTGCAAATACTGAATTATTGAACAAAAAACCAGCTACATTGACTAACCAATTTGGCGAGAAAGGAATATTAGGGAGTTTTAAAATGAACTTCCTCTCATTCAGGTGGTTCTTTCAATAAACACATATACCATGCATGAATACCACTACATTATGTAAACACAGATAACTCTTTCTATATATATTTATCTTACTATATATATATATATGTCAAGTAGAACCCAGCGAATCACGAGGAAACCTGTCAGAAAAAATAGGAAGACCATAAAAAATACCGCTACTAATAAGCCAAAAACGAAGAAACATCAATTAAATCAAGCAGTTCGCAGACAAATCATTCATGATTTCTTAACAATATTGAATTGTGTCAAGGTATACCATTGGAGTACAGGGTCATATAGTCAACATAAAGCCACTGACATGTTATACGAAGAGTTGAATAAACATATAGATGGTTTTGTGGAAATCATGCTCGCTAAAACGAATAAGAGGATCAATAACATCCAAACAAGTAGATGTAATATTCCAAATAAAGTTGAGTTCGTCAAGAAAATGAAGGGGTTCAAAAAAACACTGTATGGCCTCAATAAATATATGGATCCTGTTGTAGATAGTAATTTATACAATATTCGTGATGAAATGTTAGGCGTGGTTGACCAGCTATTGTATTTATTTGAGTTGAAATAAACGATTATAAATATGTAATAAAAATAAATAATATCCTCCAATAATAAATGAGCTTTGCCAGCCAAATTATATCTTCTGTTAAAAACAATAGTGATCCAAATGAGAATAATAATGATACACCTTCTATACAAACAACAGTCCCGACAACAGAACAGGATATTGGGTTTAAAACCGATATAGATACCGAAATTAAGAAATCAACTCCTGTATACAGAAATGTGGATAATGTTGCAAGTAGCACTGGAAGTAGTGACACAATTAATAATACAATTAGTGCCAATATCTCAAAATCAACGCGCGCATCCTACTCATACATTCCAGCATTTCCTATATTTGCTATGGGAAATTATACTATAGTTGTAGTCTTTATTCTTCTTTTAATTCTACATCACTATAACATTGAAGTGTTTAGCGTTTTAGGTGATACTTTAGATGGGTTAATCAATGCAACTTATCAATTATTACAATCCATTGCAATTCTATTTAGTCCACTTATTCAAACTGTATACACACTTCTATACGGTACAGCCAAAGAAACGACAAAAACATCGGCTACAGGCTTGAAGAAAGCGGCAGATACAAATGCAAAGGTGATAGGAATAGTGACTGATCCTATCATTGATGAAACAGAAAATCAAGACGTATCTGGTAACAATTCCCAAACAACAACCGATGTACGCAAAAGGAAGATAGAAATTAGAAAAGAAGTTAGTACGAAATTGAAACAACAGGTAAATAAACAGTCCGAGAAGAAAAAATCCGAACCGGTTCAGACAGATGATGCAAATAGTAGTATTCAAAGTGCAGGATGGTGTTATATAGGTAATGACGAGAGCGTGCGAAAATGCGTAAGTGTGAATGATACCAATGTATGCATGTCAGGGCTCGTCTATAAAAGCCAAGATGATTGTTTAAAAGGTGTATAAATTGCATGAACGTGTTTTCAACTTAAAAAGCATTTACAATGATTAAACTATGGAATACAAATATTATGTATTCGATAGTTTTTATGGCTATTCGTCCATATTTCGTATTGGTAAATTGTACAAACTGCATCGGGATCATTATAGGTTTATGATGACAACACATGAAGAATTAATTGATTATACAAGCACACTAAAACGTTTTCTCTGTATCTGTAAACAAAAAATGAAGATCCGAGTAGGATTATTTTATTTATCTAAAAACGATCTACATCATAGAGAGCTTGGACTATATAACCTACATGACCTTTTCGATAAATATTATCGCCTGCATTTTGGTATATTATGAGCAATACCTAAATTACAACATATAATAAATTATTGTATAAATGAATTTATTATACCGTTTATTTTCACATCCCTACATATATCCCTATATACATTTTTCTCATTCACATTAATCACACTTGTTTACATTCATACACACATTTTGCCCACTATTTGGGGTCAAATTTAAATTCACATTTAGGTTCACATTCACATCCGTATCATTGTTATTTTTATTACACTCCGATTCGGGTTCAGGTTCTGGTTCCGATACACATCCTGGTTCTTGGTCCGGTTCTGGTGCACATTCAGGTTCTGG